ATGAATATCCTTAAGTATTACAGGCTCGTTAGAAAATGGGCCTGTAAAACTTACGGGTTAAAAGACGCAGACTTAGAATTATTAATTTATTTAGATTGTAAAAAAAGATTTACACGACAAGAATTTATCGACGGTACATATACATACTCATGGGATAAAAACAGATGGGAACGATTAAGACGTGACGGTTGGATAGAAGCTTGGAGACATAGAAATAGAACAACGATTAAATACTCTGTATTTAAAACGTCGTTTAAATGCTCTCAATTAATAACTAGAATATATAGAGTGTTACTAGGTGAAGAAGATTTACCTGTTTCTGAACGTAGCACTTTTTTTAACAATAAATCATATACAGATAAAGTTTATAATAAAGCTATTGATGATATGATAAAAGATAATACAAGATGAAAAAAGGACCATTTAAAATGAAAGGTTTTAGCGGCTTTGGTGTTTCACCAGTAAAACAAAATGGAGAAAGAGATAAGCCACAGACAGAACCTAAAAAGCCTAAAAGAACTAACTTTAACGTATCAAACCCTCCTCCAAAGCCTAATGGAAACGGTGGTACTTTAAGACCAATATCAGGTTTTGAATCTGATTTTCCAAAAACTAAAAAAGTTATAGATTTTATGGTAGATGCTTATAGCCCAAAACAAGTTATGAAACGTTCAAAAAGGTTAGTTAAAAATGTTAGCAAAAAAGCTAAACAAGGTATTGATTATTTTAGAGCTAGATAATGGCATATAAATTAGGCAAAGGCTATAAGCCTTATATGACAAGTGGTAGTTTAAGAACTAAAATGAGATTTGGTCAAGAAGCTGGTGGTGATGCTTCTGTACCTGGCACACCTGTTATTAGAAAACCTTTAGCACCTGGTGTTATGGGTGAAGCTAATATGGACGGTACAATATATATAAATCAAAATATAGTACCTGGAAGTGAAGAAGAAAAAGAAGTTATAAATCATGAGATGAGACATGCTACTGATATGAAAATTGGTAAATTATCTTATAGTGATGACTTTGTTAAGTTTAACGGCGTTACATACGAAAGAAAAGATATTAACGGTAAAGATATGATTATTGTTGATGGTGTAGCTAAAGAAGCTGGTAGCACTGACTTTCCTTGGGAGCATGACGCAAATAATGGTATGAAATGAGTTTTGTAACAAATATAGATGGTGTACCTGTTTACACTACAATAGCAGAAGCTGAACTTTGGGGTAGTCAATACGGTTTAACAGGTTATCACACTCATGTGATAAACGGACAAGTTACATATATGGGTGGTGTTGATCATGCTACTATTACGGCAGCAATGAATCAAGGGCCTGTAAACACTATAACAATTCAACAAGTGCAAAACGTACAACCAAATATTATAACTTCAATGACAACTTCTGGCTCAAGCGGAGGTGGTGGTGGATATTAAAAAATAAATTATGAGTATATTAAGTAAAGTATTTTCAGCCGGAGCTGGTAAATTAGTGCAAGATGTAGGTAATGTTATAGATAACCTACATACGTCAAAAGAAGAAAAGCTAGCAGCTGAAGCAAAGATAAAAGATTTGATAATGGGTTACGAGGCTGAAATGCAAAAGCAAGTAACTGAAAGGTGGAAGTTAGACATGAACTCTGACTCGTGGTTAAGCAAAAACATAAGACCATTAGTATTAGTGTTCTTAGTAATAAGCACAGTATTATTAGTATTTATAGATGCTGGCTTTATAAAATTTAACGTAAAAGACTCATACGTAGATCTTTTACAATTAGTATTAATAACTGTGATCGGTGCTTATTTTGGCGGTAGATCACTAGAAAAAGTAAAAAAATAAAATGGCATTATATAATAAAACAACTACAAAAGTAATACCAACAATAGCCGCTAGTATACAAGCTGGAGCAGCTTTTGCAGATAAAGATATACTATTTGACTGGCATAAAGTTGATGGTTTTAAAGGGGTAGAAATAAATGGTATCACAGCTATAATTAGAGGTACAAACGGTGCTGATCAAAGTATGGTTGATTTTGAATTACTATTTGCTACTAGTGGAATTAAAGAAGACACTAGAGGTATAAATGTTGATATTGCTCCACCTAGTTTAGGTACTGTAAACGCTGGCGTGAGCACGTATCAATGGAAAAACAATTTAACAGGTCACTTTTTATTCGACGTAGATGTTGCAAATACAACATTTAACGACGGAGATTTAGACGTTTTAAACATAGTAACAGCTTCAGGATTAAATATACCTGTAGGTCAAGATTTGTATGTAGCTGCTATAGTAAAAGGTGCTCTTGATTTTAGATCAACAGTACAAGTTAGTACACAAACAGCTACTAACACTACAGATGTAGTAGTAAAAACTACAGGTGCTTTAATAAACTTTGCGCCTGGAGATATTCTTCACGATGAAGACGATCAAGTTATTGGTACTGTTAAATCAGTTACTGATGACAACAATATTGTATTAGCAGAAAACTGTGCTAGTGTTAGCGCTGTAAATAAAGACTTATACAACATACACCCTGTGCAGCTTATATTATCTGCATCATCTTAATAAATAAATTAACTTAAATTAAATAAAATGGCAAAAAAGAAAGAAAAGTTGGTTGACTTAAAACCAGAAAAAATAACTGACGAACAATTAAATAAAATACAAACAATCGTTAGCAATATTAACAAAGCTCAAATGGAAATAGGTAGATATGAAGCGGGTAAACACACCTTGTTACATACTGTTCAATCATTACAAGGTGAGCTTAAAGTAGTTCAAGATGAACTTGAAAAAGATTACGGAACTGTAAATGTTAATATTGAAACCGGTGCAATACAATATCCAGACAATGAGCAAGCTGATAAGAAAAATTAGTGTCGGTAAAGATTATAAAAACGATGCAATGCATTATGCTGTAGGTCAAGAAGTTTATGGTGGTCATACTATTTGTGATATAATAGAAGAAGATGAAAAGTTTTCTATATATATTAGAAAAAATAAAGACGTGTTACCTTGGAAAGACTTCAACAAAAACATGGCAGTATCAGTTGAATATAATCTAGAATATTAATGAAAAGCGTTTACAACTTTGTTGTAACGCCTGTAGGTAAAAGATATAACAACGTAAAGAAGGTTGGAGATAAAGAGTTAATACTTAACACTGAAATCTTCAACCATCAATACGTTAACAGAAAAGCAACTGTAATATCAAAACCTATTATTGGCGATACAGATATAGACGTAGGTAGTGATGTTGTATTACATCATAATGTATTTAGACGTTGGCATAATGTTAAAGGTATAGAAAAAAATAGTAAAAGCTATTTTAATGAAAATACTTATATAGTAAATCTAGATCAAATATTTTTATATAAAAAATTTTGGGAATGGAAGTCGCCTAAAGGTTTTTGTTGGGTTAAACCTATAAAAAACAAAGATAAATACGCTAATAGTGAAGTGCAAGAAAACGTTGGTATTATAAAATATACTGATGGTAGTTTTAAAATTAATGATCTTGTAGGTTTTACACCAATATCTAATTACGAGTTTGTTATTGATGGTGAATTACTATATAGAGTATATACTAAATTTATTACAATTAAATATGAATATCAAGGAAACGAAGAAGCTTATAATCCAAGCTGGGCACAGAGCAGTTGAAGAATTAATCAATGTTGCTAAAGAAAAAATAATAACTAACACAGAAGATGATGTTAGTGCTGATAGATTAAAAAACGCCGCTGCTACTAAAAAGCTAGCAATATTCGATGCGTTTGAAATACTAAACAGAATACAAGAAGAAGAGAATATACTTGATGGCAAAGAAACTAAAACTAACAAGGCTTTTAAAGGTTTTGCTGAAGGTAGATCAAAATGAGTTACGAACAAACATTAGTTAAAATAATAGAACCTATTAAACGTACGACTTTAACTCGTATGAATAGGGGTAAAAAATGGAAATATGGATATAATAAAGAAAACGATATTGTCGTTATATCAAAAAATGGAACAGTTGGCGAAGTCATTGAAGTGCAAGGTTTACGAATTGCGTTACCAAAGATGCCAACCAACGTGTACGTGCATGCCAAACGTAAATGGCAAAAGCTAGAATATCCTAAAGAATTATCTAAACTAAAAAATATATTTGACTGGCGTAGCTATCCTGAAGAAGCTAAAGATCAGTGGTATGATTATATAGACGAAGAGTTTAAACGTAGAGATGAAGGCTTTTGGTTTAACAACAATGGTAAACCAACGTACATAACAGGTAGTCACTATATGTATTTACAATGGAGTAAAATAGATGTAGGTGCACCTGATTTTAGAGAAGCTAATAGAATATTTTACATATTTTGGGAAGCGTGTAAGGCTGATAACAGGTGTTACGGTATGTGTTATTTAAAAAATAGACGTTCTGGTTTTTCGTTTATGTCATCAGCTGAAACAGTTAATTTAGCTACTATATCAAGTGATAGTAGATATGGTATATTATCAAAAAGTGGAGCAGATGCAAAGAAAATGTTTACAGACAAAGTTGTACCAATATCTGTTAACTATCCGTTTTTCTTTAAACCGATACAAGATGGTATGGATAGACCTAAGTCTGAGCTTGCTTACCGTGTACCTGCGAGTAAGTTTACTCGTAAAAAAATTACTGCGAACGAACAGCAAGAAGACTTGGTTGGACTTGATACTACTATTGACTGGAAAAATACAGGTGACAACAGTTATGATGGAGAAAAACTTAATTTGCTAGTACATGATGAAAGTGGTAAATGGGAAAGACCAGATAACATACTAAACAATTGGCGAGTTACAAAAACTTGTTTGCGTTTAGGTAGTAGAGTAGTTGGTAAGTGTATGATGGGTAGTACTAGCAACTCTCTTGACAAAGGAGGTAATAACTTTAAAAAACTATATAATGATTCAGATGTATCAAGACGAAATCGTAATGGACAAACAAAGTCTGGCTTATATTCTCTCTTTATCCCAATGGAGTGGAACTACGAAGGATTTATTGATGAATACGGAAATCCAGTCTTTGATAATCCAAATAATGATGTCTACGGTCCAGACGGAGAATTAATAGATTACGGAATAATAGATCACTGGCAAAATGAAGCTGAAGGATTAAAAGGTGATCAAGACGCATTAAATGAGTTTTACAGGCAGTTTCCAAGAACTACTGAACATGCATTTAGAGATGAAACAAAAAATAGTATATTTAACTTGGTTAAATTATACGAGCAAATAGATTATAATGAAGAAATGTCAAGAACACTTGGTGTTTCTACAGGTAATTTTCAATGGGTTAATGGAATAAAAGATACACAAGTTATATTTTATCCGGATCCAAAAGGTAGATTTAAAATAAGCTGGGTACCACCTAGTAGTTTACAAAATAGAATAATAATAAAAAATGGAATCAAATATCCTGGCAACGATCATCTGGGCGCTTTTGGCTGCGACAGCTACGATATTAGCGGTACTGTAGATGGTAAAGGCTCTAAAGGAGCACTTCATGGTTTAACTAAATTTAGTATGGAAGACTGTCCACCAAATCAGTTTTTTTTAGAATATATAGCTAGACCACAAACAGCTGATATGTTTTTTGAAGATGTGCTTATGGCTTTAGTGTTTTATGGTATGCCATTATTAGCAGAAAACAATAAACCAAGATTATTGTATTATTTAAGAAGAAGAGGATATAGAGGTTACAGTATGAACAGGCCTGATAAAATATGGAATAAATTATCTACAGCTGAAAAAGAAATAGGTGGTATACCAAATACGAGTGAAGATATTAAACAAGCTCATGCCGCTGCAATTGAAATGTATATTCAAAACCATGTTGGTATGGATAGTCAAGGGCAGTTTGGTAATTGTTATTTTAACGAGTTGTTAAATGATTGGGCTAAGTTTGATATAAATAAGAGAACTAAATTTGATGCTTCTATTAGTTCTGGTCTAGCTATAATGGCTTGCAATAGACATTTGTATAGACCAAACGCTAAAATAGAAAGACCAAAAGTAAATATAAGTATTGCTAAATATTCAAATAAAGGTAATACATCTAAATTAATTAAAAGATAAATATGGCAGAGTCTGCAAAAAGTTATTTTCCAAGTCAAGTTGTAAGTGACGCTGAAAAATTAAGTTATGATTACGGTTTAAAAGTAGCAAAAGCTATTGAAGCTGAGTGGTTTTATGATAATAATAATCAATCAAGATATACTAGTAATAAAAATAATTTTCACGAGTTAAGATTATATGCTAGAGGTGAACAGTCAGTACAAAAATATAAAAATGAATTATCTATAAACGGTGATTTATCTTATCTTAATTTAGACTGGACACCAGTACCAATTATACCTAAGTTTGTTGATATATTAGTAAACGGCATGTCACAAAGAACTTATGATATAAAAGCATACTCGCAAGATCCGTTTGGTACAAAAGAAAGAACTAACTACATGGAAGATATGTTAGCTGATATGGAACTAAAACAATTTCACGCTAAAAATCAAGAAATGTTTGGCTTAAACACAAGAAGCACTGAAGGCCAGTTACCAGAGACAGAAGAAGAACTACAAGTTCACATGCAGTTAAAATACAAGCAACCTATAGAACTAGCAGAAGAACAAGCTATAAACTTATTATTTGAAGGTAACAAATACGATTTAACACAAAAACGTTTTTATTATGATTTAACAGTTTTAGGTATAGGCGCTGTTAAAACAGAATTTAACACATCAGAAGGTGTTGTTATTAAATATGTTGATCCTGCAGATTTAGTTTATTCATACTCTGAATCTCCTTATTTTGAAGATGTATATTATGTTGGTGAAGCTAAAATGGTTCCAATTAATGAGTTAGCTAAACAGTTTCCGTTTTTAGAGCAAGAAGATTTAGAAGATATAATTAAAAACAAAAAAACATATCAACGTAATTATCAAAAAGGTTCTTCTGGTTATAAAGAAGAAGATAATAACAAAGTTCAAGTTTTATATTTTGATTATAAAACTTATATGAACGAAGTTTATAAAATAAAAGAAACAGGTACAGGTGCTGATAAAGCTATAGAAAAAGATGATAGCTTTAATCCGCCAGAAGATAAAGAAGGTAATTTTACAAGACTACAAAGAAATATAGAAGTACTATATGAAGGTGCTTTAATACTTGGTAGCAACAAACTTTTAAAATGGGAATTATCTAAAAACATGATGAGACCTAAAAGTAATTATACTAAAGTTATGATGAACTATAGTATGGTTGCTCCAAGACTATACAAAGGTAGAATTGAAAGTTTAGTAAGACGTATAACTAGCTTTGCTGATATGATACAGATTACTCATTTAAAACTACAACAAGTTTTAAATCGTATGGTGCCAGATGGTGTTTATCTTGATGCTGATGGTTTAGCAGAAGTTGATTTAGGTAATGGAACAAACTATAATCCGCAAGAGGCTTTAAATATGTTCTTTCAAACAGGTAGTATAATTGGTAGATCTTATACTCAAGAAGGTGATCCTAATCTTGGTAAAGTACCAATACAAGAAATAACTAGTGGTAGCGGTGGTAATAAAATAGCTGCATTAATAAATAATTATAATTATTATATGCAAATGATAAGAGATACTACCGGGCTTAATGAAGCTAGAGATGGTAGTAATCCAGATAAAAATGCTTTAGTTGGAGTACAAAAACTAGCAGCTGCAAATAGTAACACAGCTACAAGACATATATTGCAAGCTGGTTTATTTTTAACAGCTGAAACAGCAGAGAAGTTGTCGTTAAGAATATCTGATATTATAGAATATTCTCCAACAAAAGATGCTTTTATACATGCTATTGGTTCTCATAATGTAGCAACTTTAGAAGAGATACAAGATTTATATTTATATGACTTTGGAATATTTATCGAGCTTCAACCAGATGAAGAAGAAAGAGCAAAGCTTGAAAACAATATTCAAATGGCGTTACAACAAAAAACAATAGAGCTTGAAGATGCTATTGATGTTAGAGAAATAAAAAACATTAAGTTAGCTAATCAAGTTTTAAAATTAAGAAGAAATAAAAAAGAGCAAAAAGATAGACAAACTCAGTTGCAAAATATAGAAGCTCAAACACAGTCTAACGCTAAAGCAGCTCAAGCTGCTGCTCAAGTTGAAGTACAAAAAAACCAAGCAATGACTGCTAGTAAAGTAGATTTAGCTAATACGCAAGCACAACTTGATATGCAAAAAATGCAACAAGAGTTATCTATTAAAAAAGAACTTATGGCTATGGAGTTTCAATACAACATGCAGCTTAAAGCAATGGAAACTCAAGGCATTTCAAATAGAGAGAGAACAAAAGAAGATAGAAAAGATAAAAGAACTAAGTTACAAGCTACTCAACAATCAGAAATGATAGATCAAAGAAAAACAGGTAAACCACCTAAAAACTTTGAGTCAATGAGTGATAATAATCCATTAGGAAGATTTGACTTAGGTTCTATGAAATCTTAAAATTTATTAATTATTATTATATTATATTATGGCAAAAAAGAAAAAAGAAACTGTAGCTGAAGAGGCTACTAAAGACAACGTTACAAAAGTTGAAATTAAACAAACAAATGAAGATGACAACGTCATCAAAGTAGATTTAACTAAAAAACCAGAAACAGATGCCGTTCAGAAGCAAAGCACAGATGAGGTTCCTGTACGCAACGAATCCGAAACTAGCGGAGAGGTTCAGGAAGAAAACAAAGAAGTCGTTGAAGAAGTTACCGGAGAAGGTGAAAAGATCGCCGAAGAGGTTCAGTCTGAACAACCCGTTGTTGAGGAAATAACAGAAGAAAAAATTGAAGAGCAAGTAGAGGATTTAGTTGAAGAAACTAAAGAAGCTATTGCTGAAGCACAAGAAACTGGTAAAGAGTTACCAGAAAATATACAAAAGCTAGTTGATTTTATGGAAGAAACTGGTGGTGATATAAACGATTACGTACGTCTTAATCAAGATTACAGTAGTTATGATGACAATAGTATATTAAGAGAGTATTATAAACAAACAAAAAAACATCTTACAGATGATGAAATTAGTTTTTTAATGCAAGACTCTTTTACTATTGATGAAGAAGAAGACGATGAAAGAGAAATAAAGAAAAAGAAAATAGCGTTAAAAGAGCAAGTTGCCAGCGCTAAAGCCTACTTAGACGGGCAGAAGTCTAAATATTACGAAGAAATTAAAGCAGGGTCAAAGTTGACAACTGAACAGCAAAAAGCTGTAGATTTCTTCAATAGATACAACAAAGAATCAGAAGAGAATAAAAAAGTTGTAAATAATAATACTAAAGTTTTTGAACAAAAAACTAATAATCTTTTTAATGATAAATTTAAAGGTTTTAACTTTAATGTTGGTGAAAAGAAATTTAGATTTAATATTAAAAACAAAAGTGAAGTAAAGCAAAAACAAAGTAATATAAATAATTTTATGACAAAGTTTGTTGATAAAAATTCTACTTTAGTTGATGCTGAAGGTTATCACAAGTCTTTATTTACAGCGATGAACGCCGATGCTGTTGCTAAACACTTCTATGAACAAGGCAAAGCTGATGCTTTAAAAGAAAGCATTGCTAAGTCTAAAAATATTGATATGAATCCAAGACAAGCTTTTGGTGAAGTAGAAAAAGGAGGTCTTAAAGTAAGAGTATTAGGCGAAAATTCTAATGATTTTAAGTTTAAAATTAAAAATAAATAACAATTTAAAATTACAAAATTATGGCAATTACAGCTGGAGATAATTTGAATAGCGTACCTGCTCCAAGAAAGCAAACGCTAAATACAAATTACTTAGATTTCACGGGAACTGCAAACTCGTGGGGACAACAATATCTGCCTGATTTGATGGAAAAAGAAGCTGAGGTTTTCGGACCTAGAACAATTTCTGGTTTTCTTGCTCAAATCGGTGCGGAAGAAGCAATGCAGTCTGATCAAGTAGTCTGGTCAGAACAAGGAAGACTACACTTATCTTACAAAGGTAAAATTATTGATGGATCTGGTGGTACTACTGGTGGTACGTCTGTAAATGGACAAGCTGCTTGTATCATTACAATAGAAAAAGACATTGATGGTAAAGCTCTTCACTCTAACGGTCACGGTATTAGAGTTAACGATTTAGTTATCGTTTCTGATACTACAAACGGTATCGTAAAGTGTTTAGTAACTAAAGTTACAGCTACTACTGCTGAAGTATTACCTTACGACAGAGGAGCTGCTACTTTATCTGCTTCTGCTACTGCTGAATCAGTACGTATATTAGTTTTTGGTTCTGAGTTTGGTAAAGGTATGTCTTATGTTTCTGCTGCTTCCTCAAGAGGTGCTAATGAGCCAAGATTCCAAACTTTTACTAACAAGCCAATAATCATGAAAGATTACTACGAAGTATCAGGATCTGACGCTTCTAGAATTGGTTGGGTAGAAGTTTCTGCTGAAAACGGACAATCAGGTTACTTATGGTACTTAAAAGCTGAAGCTGATACTAGAGCTAGATTTAATGACTATATTGAAATGGCTATGCTAGAAAGTGAGCTTAACGATAGTTCTTCTGTTATTGATGGTGCTACAGATTATATAGCAGGTTCTGCTTCTGGTGATGGTACTGTAGGAACTGAAGGTTTATTCGCTGCTATCGAATCAAGAGGTAATATTACTACTGGTGTAACTGGTGTTAATGCTGCTACTGATTTAGCTGAGTTCGATGCAATACTTGCTGAGTTTGATAAGCAAGGAGCTATTGAAGAATACATGATGTTTGTTAACAGATCAACTAGCTTAGCTATTGATGATATGTTAGCTTCAATGAACTCTTACGGAGCTGGTGGTACATCTTACGGTGTATTTAACAACTCTGAAGATATGGCTTTAAATTTAGGTTTCACTGGTTTCAGAAGAGGTTCTTATGACTTTTATAAGTCTGACTTCAGATACTTAAATGACTTAGCAACAAGAGGATCTATTAATGCTCAGTCACCTGTTAATGCAATTAGAGGTGTCATGATTCCTGCTGGTACAACTTCGGTTTATGACCAAACTGTTGGATCAAGTATTAAGAGACCTTTCTTGCACGTAAGATTTAGAGCTTCAGCAACTGATGACCGAAGAATGAAAACTTGGGTTACTGGTTCAGTTGGTGCTGCTACTACTGCTTTAGATGCAATGCAATTACACTTCTTAACTGAAAGATGTTTAATTACACAGGCTGCTAACAATTTCATGTTAATGAAATAAGCAACTCATTATTTAAGGATCGAGGCTTCGGCCTCGACCCTTTCTTTTTATTAATTTTATTATATATTATATTATGGCAAAAAAACAAAAAACACAAGAGGTAGAGGTACCTGTT